ATTTTAGCTGGTGCTGATGGGATTAATTCTGTTGATCGTGTAGATTTATCTACATCGATGGGATTTCCGATCAATAAGCAAAAGAGTAATTTCGTGCGCGAATCCGAAATCAAAATTGATGGAATTTCATGTCCTTTGGAAATGGATGATCAATTTTGGGAAGAGTTAGATAGAATGGAAACTGTTTTAGCTCATGGTGAGAGGATTCACACTATTTTCCGTGGTAATTTGAAAGATGAAGCGACCAAACTTACTAAAGATAAGGTTCGCGTATTCGCTGGTTGCGAATTTGCTTTCACATTACTTGTGCGCAAGTATTATTTGTCCATCATTCGCGTAATTCAAACCAATTGGGATGATTTCGAGTGTGCTGTGGGCATTAATGCGCATGGTCCAGAATGGACACGTTTGACTAAAAAGCTTACCAAGTATTCAACTACACGTATGATTGCTGGTGATTATGCTGCTTATGATAAGCGTGTTTGTCCTGAAGCAACGCTTTCCGCATTTGATGTTATGATTCGTATGGCTGAAAAAGCCGGATATACGGCACGTCAATTAACGATTATGCGCGGTATTGCTACAGAGATTTGTTTGCCTATTTATGAATACAATGGCGTTTTTGTCAAGGTATTCGGGTCAAATCCGTCTGGACATCCACTGACTGTGATTATTAACAATTTGCAGAATAGCATTTATTTGCGATATGCTTATTATGCTCTTTATGAAAATGAGCAAGTACCCCTTTTCCATAATCGGGTAGCTCTTATATGTTACGGAGATGATAATGCTATGAGTGTACATGAGGACGATAAAAAGTTCAATCATACAGCTATTTCTAATGAATTGGCTAAAGTAGGTATCAAATACACTATGGCAGACAAAGAAGCTGAATCAGTTCCTTTTATTACTTTGGAAGAAACTTCTTTTTTGAAGAGAGGTTTTGTGTACAACGAAGTTTTAGGCAATTGGGTTGCACCCATTGAAGAAGCTTCTATTGTTAAGTCACTCCATAATTACATGTCACGACGTGGATCCACGGCGTTGCCAGAAGAAATTGCTGGTGATGCCATAAAGAGCGCTGCTCGTGAATATTTCTTTCATGGTAAAGATGTTTATGAATTGCGCAAAGAACAATTGGAGCAAATCCGTGATATTCATGGATTAGTTACTTTTGTGGGTGAGTTGCCGTCGTACCAGGATATGGTAGACAGTTATCTCGGAAAGAAACTTAAGGCAGTTGATATTGCTGATCCAGGCGTATTGATGCTGCATTAAGTATTTTCAGCCCCGTCGTGGAGACGTTAAAATCCCGTCGTGGAGACGTTAAAATCCCGCTGGGCGCGTAATTACCCTCCGCGAAGTTCATCGCGGAATCGCTAAAACGAACTGTGATATACCTGATTTACCGGCATTATAACCCGTCCCCAGACCGAGAATTTAGTGTGAGGAAAGTATATCATGGACTGTAACGCTCCTATTTAGGAGTAGCTTGGTCAGCTAAAAATGTGGGCTCTGTCCAATCTATTTTAAGGGAAATAGATTAGGATAATCATAAATACACCTTAATAAGTTTAATGTAACAATAAATACTACTAATACAGAAACACAGACACAGATGGTGTCATTTAAGGATCAGAATCCATCGTATACATATTCGGTGGATTCCCAGCCCGATGAGACGTTCAAAACAGCAGAG